TAGCCCAACGGAGACCCTCCGGCAAGAGGGTCTCCCTCACTCCCTTTCTTATTCAAGTATACATGAAAACACACTGGTTCACACGTCTAACCCGCTTCATCGGCGCGCCAATTGCCTACCTGCACGAAGGGCTGCATGTTTTCGCGGCGCGGATCTTTCGCGTTCCCTATCGCCGCGGCTTCGACTATGTGGATGTCACCGTTCCGCCGAAACGTTGGCAAATGCTGGTCATTCTTCTGGCACCCGCAGCGGTGGGAGCGATATTCTTGGCCGCCTCATCGGTGGGTTGGTGGTGGAGCGCTCAGGTTGTCGAGCTTTCGACCCGAGCGCATTTGGCTTGGTCATGTGCGGTTTGGGTGAGCTTTTGGTGGGTCGCTATGTGCTGGTACGATTTCCAAGCGGCTGCCAGCATCCTGCGCTCTCGGACTTACCCGGAGATTCATCATGGATAACTTTGTCTTGACTTCAGAAGCAGCCGAAGTCTTGGGCGTGTCTAGGCGGCGCGTCCAGGCACTCATCACTAGCGGCCAACTGCCCGCCCAGAAGGTCGGGCGCGACTGGCTCATCGCCCGCGCCGACCTAGAGACATTCGCCCAGCAGCCGCGGCCGGTGGGCTATCCCAAGGGGCGACCGCGCACCACTGAGGGCGAGGATGCGAGCCAGGACGACGCCGAGCGCGGCAAATGCGGTGCTGCTTAGGACCTCATGCTTTTGACAAGATCCAACGAACACACCAAAACTGGTGGTCGCGCTCCTGGCGCGTGGATTGAAATGATCATCCTAAGTATGTAGCAAAACTCCCGGCCAACTTACAGCCGGGAGTCTGACGCTATTTCCGCCGCACCACCCGCTTTTTGCGCTCGAGCTGGGCCGTGACGATGAGGCTGAAACTACGTCTATGAGCAAGTGCCCCCACAGAGGCCGGGGATATAAGCGTTATTTCCTCCGGGGGGCCAGACGCGGGCGGGAACCAATACTCGATCATGGTCGTCACTCGGTCGCCGACGCGCTCGACCACGATCCGCCGGACTAAGCCGCGCAGCGCATGGCGCACCTCCTCCAGATCGCCATCGGCCAGGATCGAGCGCAGGCGCGCCGCCACCGCGCCGATCTCCGCCCCGCTCATCGGTTGTAAGGTCGCGGCGGCCTCCGCATCCAGACGCGCCAGATCGGATAAGAGCTGCCCTTCATCGGCCTCCAGCTCGGCCAGCTTGGCCAAGAGCGCCCGGCTGCGCCCATCCTCGGCCAGAGTCTCGGTGATGTTGGCTATACGACGCCTGACCCCGGCTAGGGTCGCCCGCAGGCCCAGGGCCTGCTGCGTCAGCTCCCCTTGTCGCTCGACCTCAGTCTCCAGGGCGATGGTCTGCTGGAGCGCCAGGTTGTCCGGCTCGAGCACACTGGCGGCCAGGGTGCGCAGAAGCATCGCCTCGAGCCACAACTTCGGCAGCGCCTCAGCGTCGCAGTCCCGCCGCCGCCGCTGGCCGCTGCACACATAACGCTCATAGCGGTAGACGTAGCCATCCGGGCGCGTCGCCCGCTCGGTCGAGCCGGAGAGCGGCGCGCCGCAGCGGGCGCAGTAGAGCAGCCCGGAGAGAATGTATGGACTGGCCGCCCGGCGCGGGTGCTGGGGGTTATCCCCGGCCAAGTGGCGCCGTCCGGCCCGCGCCGCCAGGATCGCCTGGGCCTGATCCCAGACCTCGGGACTCACCACCGGCTCGCAGTAATCCTCGATCACCAGGTCGCCGTACTCCAGCACCCCCTTGTAGAGCGGATTGCGAAAGAAGGTGGCGAAGGAGTTGACCGAATTGTAGAGCCGGGTGGTGCGCAGAATTTCGGCCAGCGGCGCTCCGGCCAAGAGCAGCTCGAACGCCTGGCGCACCTGCTCGGTCAGCGCCGGATCGGGCGCCCAGCGGTTGACGATCCGGGGCCGTCCGTCTCGGTGGGTGCTGATTTCGACCGGCTCGCGGCGGAAGCCCCGCGGCGGCGTGCCGGGCAGTGCGCCGTAGCGCTCCACCAGCACCCGCAGGCCGCTCTTGATGTCCGCAGATAGATCGACCAGGAACTGCTCGTTTTTCCAGTCCAAGAGCGCCTCGTAGACCCGCCCCATCGAGCCTTCGGGTACGTCGTCGTTGAGCGAGTGGAAGAGATAACCGCGCCGCCGAATGTCGGCCCTGAAAAACTGGCTGTCGTCAATTTCCCTGGCGAAGCGCTGATAATTCCAGACGACCAGGCCCACCTCGGGGGCGTCGCCCGAGCGAAAGTAGTGCATCATCGCCTGGAACTGGACGCGGGCCACGACCGATGAGCCGGGCCGCGCTTCGTCCTTGAAGACGCGCCCGGCCACCAGGCCGCTTTCAGCGCACCAGCGGCGGAACTCCCCTTCTTGGCGCGGCACGGATAACTCTTGTTTGTCGCCGCCCGAGTCGCGCAGATAGGCCGCCACCAGCGCGCCGGGGGGAAATGGATTGCGCGCGTTACGCGTCATAGAGGTCTCTCCGAGCGGGCAGCACGATGTCCGTTAGCCCCAACAGTGCGCTGGCCGCTAGCCCCCAGCCGAAGGCCGAGAGCATCGAGGTCGGATGCAGCGGCAGCCACCCGAGCGCCAGGAGCGAGAGCAGCCCGGCTCGCAGGCCGAAGACTATCGGCGCAGGCAGCGGCGGGAGCAGCCGCCCTACTCGGCGGCGCAGCAGAAACACGATCAGCCAACGGCGTTCTTCTGGGGTCATTGTCTCAATATTCATAGCTCGCATGTTCTACCGCATCCCGAGAAAAAACGCCGGTGCTGCCAAGCCTCCCGGCGTCCATAGCCTAAGCCAACCGTTATTTTAACTCGCCGCCAATCTCTTTTCAGGGAGTTCGCCGCCCAGCCCCACAATCTTGCGCCGAATGGCTTCCAAGTCTCCCTGCTGGGTGCGATCATCATATTCATCATGCGTAAGGAAATAATACGCCTCATAGTATTGATCTAGGGCTTTCTTCTTCTGGCCTTTTAGCTCCGCCTTCTGGGCCGTGTCCATGTAGATCAACAATTGAACATCGTGCATCCGCTTACTGGCGTCGGCCTCCAAACGGCGCAGAGCGGTAGGGTCTTCCGTCTTTTTGGCGAACTCCCGCACGCGCAGAATGAACTTCGAAAAAGGGCTGATCTTGCCCGTCGTGGTTGTCGCCAGGGTGGACTTTTCCCCGACCAGTCTGTACTCATCCGCCATCATCTGGTAAATGATTCCGTCGCGCTCTTGGCGCAGCTTCTGGATAAATTCGGAGGGTAAGTGATTGAGCGGGAGAGGTATGCCCTTCTGCTCATAGGGGAGCAGCGCCACCGCCTGCTCGATGATGAAGTCGTAGCGGGAAAGCTGGGTATCTGCCTTCTTGGATTTGGTGATGATGTCCATCGAATCCGAGATTAGCCGCACCCTTTGCTGTACGTCCATCGCGATCACGGGGTGACATCGGTTGCAGACCCCTAGCTGGGTCAGGCCCATGAACATGCCCGACCTTCCGCACCACTGACAACTCGCCATAACACTCTCCTTCGCTGGTTAGGTTTCTTCCGCTGGACGGCCCTCTTCAGGGGGTAGCTCCGTCAATAGGTGATGATGCCGACCGCCTCGAGAGGCAAGTTCGTAAAGTGCTTCACGTTTTTCGTAACAATGTCTATGCCATAATACTCGGCGGTCGCCGCGATTAAGAGGTCAGGCACGCCTGCCGCCGGGATCAAGTGCTTTAGCGCCCCGGCGCGCCGGGCTATGGTTACATTGAGATGATAGCGGCGGAATTTCGCCAGCAGAATTTTGTGCTGCTTTGCATCGCGATTATTCTTGACCCCAGCCCACAGCTCAAAATCGGTGAGGATCGAAATGCCTGCTCCGCTTGGCCCGCGCACCACCTCATCCACCAACTGCTTTACCGCCTGGTCGCCTCGGTAGTAACTAATTAACACGCAGCTATCGAACAGGTAGGTTTTCGTCGGGTCCAAAGAAGTCGGGGCCATACAGTTCCTTGAGACGTTCATCCCAGCCAGAGCGAAGATTGTCCAGCCAATCATCGTCAATGTCGTCGCGCTCGGCCCAGGAGCCGAACAGCGCGGCGGCGGCTTCGGCCAGTTCCTCATCGGTCATGGCGACAATTTCAGGATCGTCTTCGTACAACACACGGGGAATGATAACCATCGCAACCTCAGGTTTGCCAGAAGCAAAAACCGTAGTCCGGATAGCAATTTTATCATCCTCCTGTGTCGTTACCGAGAACGCCGTGCGGCTTGTGCTGGCAGAAACCACATCTTTGATAGGGAAGGCTGTGATAGTTCCCACCATCCAAGCATAATCGCTGGCTGATGAATTGATCGTCACCCCACTGGTTGCGGCCATATCACCACCTGATCGTCTGGGCTGGGCGGCCTTTGCAACGGTAGTACAACCCCGTTATCCATCTCATAACTAACCACCGTGTTGGCTATGGCGCTGGCAAGTCCTTTCGCTATGGCCTGTGGGCAGATCACTCGCTGAACGAATTTCGCTGCCAGGGGCGGACTTTTTTGCGTATCTGGAGCCAGGTAGTAGAAGTCTAGAAACAACTCAGAATTGGTTAAAGAAACCTGGACATAATTGGCATAAAAGTCGGGACGTTGCTCATCCCGGTTACTTGAATTGATTAGGTCTTGAATCCTGACATCTATCTCGGAAGATGTCTGCTGCCTATTGGGCTGCTGCTTCTTCTGGGTCATGTCATACACTCCTATTGCAAATCAATCCTGGATTGTCAGCGGTATGGATTGGGTTTGGCCGCCGGCAGTGATCGTCAAAGTTGCCTGGCCAGGGGTGATGTTGGCTTGCAGTTCCCTTTCTCCTCGGTTGCCCCCCTACCCTTCCGCCGGACGTCCGCGGCGGCGCTTGGCGGCGGCCTGCTCTTGCTGCTCCCGCTCGCGCTGGGCGCGCTGGTCGCGCAGCACTTGGAGCATGGCGATGGCCGCCTCTTGGTCGTCTGGGTGGGCCGTGTCGAACAGCCACTGCACCAGGTCGCGCTTCTCGCTCTTCTCTGGCTCTAGTTCAAGCAAACCCGCGGCGCGATAAACCACTTCGACCGGGTAATCATAGGCTCTGGCAATGGCGATACACGCGTCCAGCCCTGGATTCCGCGCCCCGGTCACCAAACGGGACACAGTCGAGGTTTTAAGCCCACTCTTGCGCGCTAAGTCGGCTTGTACCCACCCTCGCTTGTCGTTCTCTGCGTTGAGCCAATCGCCAAAAAGTATTGCTGCCATGAGTAAGCAAATCATAGCACCTCGGCAACTACCTATGGGCAGTATGCTATTGACAATAGGCTGTATTGATGCTATACTACCTTCAGGCAGTAAGTTTACTACCTATAGTCACCAGGAGGTTACATGACCGACAACCCTAACCGAGTACTCAATATGACCTACAGTGTCAGGCTTGAGCATATCGCTCAGGTGAGTGACCTCGCCGAGCGGTTGAACACCTCAAAGAGTGAGATCGTTCGTAAGGCCATCGAAGCTTACTACCTACGACAAGAGGAAGCTTCCGACACCAGCCCCGAATCCACCCCCGCCCCGACCCCGGAGGAAGCATGAGCCAAAAAACCATCTTCGTCCCACGTCCGCCAAGCCCGATTCAGGATAACGCAATCGAGGATCTTCTCTGCGCCATCATCGACGGCGACCCCGACGGCAATTACGACAGCCCCACCCGCGTCCCGGGTGGCTGGGAGATCAACCAACTGACCGATCCTGGCAAATACGACATGATCGCCCCCGCTCTCGGCACCGTCAAGGAAATGATGAGCGTTATCAGCCAAATCAAGAACAAGCGCGCTTAACGCAAACCCGCCGCGACTGCGGACACAGCGCGGCGGGCTGGTTCTCCCACACAAGGAGTACTCGATGTCTGATTATACCCCACAAATTCTCGGTTTCACCTCCCCGCCCGAAGTTGTCGAGCGCAAACCCAAGACCGGCACGGGCCGGCGCGGCCCTGGGCGCTTCTACCTCCACGGCGGCGAGCGCTCGATCTTCGTCCGCCGCGTCATCGCCAGCATCCCCGCGGGTCAGGCCGTCGTCCTCCAGTTCGACAGCCTCGATGACCTGGAACTCTTCCGCCTGATGTTCCACAACGTCGATCGCGGGCGCACGGCGCACTACCTGCCGATGGCCACCAAGCGGCTCGAAGGCCTGCGCCTCAAGGTCTGGCGCCGCGAAGAGGTGTGCGATGACTGATCCCGCCTCCTGGTTTCTCCAGCAGGACTTCGCCGCGGCGGTGTACATCCTCGTCTTTGGCGTCGCCATGCTCGTCGGCGTTGTCTTCTTCGACTGGCTCCTCACCAAGATCGGAGGTCGCCGATGAGCGACCAGCCCGAGCAGACCCCGCGCCCCCGCCGCAAGGGGGGCCGCAAGCCGATCCAATTCGAGAGCCACGTCACGCTCGTTCCCGTCCCGCTGACGCCCGAGGCCACCCCGGCCTACAACGAGGCCTGGCGCATCCTGGGCAAGATGGCCTGGGACATCGTGCGCCAGATCCGCGCCGAGAAGGCCGCCGCAGCCGCAGCAGAACAAGAGGTGTCGCATGACTAGCAGTGAGATCATCCGTCGTGTCCTTGATGCCATCAACCTGGCCGAGATCACCAACAGCCCTTACGAGTACATGGAGGCCCGCCGCCTTCTCGCCAACGACCTGCCCACGGCCATCGCCGCCGAAACTACTCTCTACCCTCAGCATACCCCCGAAGTCGCTATCTGTCAGAACTTGACCCCCGGCGTGAGCGTCTCTCCGGCGTACGAAATGAGCTTCCTGCCGGACGGAACCGTTCAGGTCGTCCGCTTGGGAGGTGAGTCGTGACCCGCCGGATGCTGCACGTAACCCTCGCCTGCCTCGGCCTTGCCTGCATCATCCTGGTGCTGGTTGGGATGACCATCGCCCTCAGTCTCGGACTGGTGCTGCCATGACCGCTACCCTCACCCTCGCGGGCATCTTGGCCGTCGTCCTGATCGCCTGGCTGTGGCGCGAGTTTGCCAACCAAGACCGCCGCATGAGCGGCATCGAGGCGCGGCTGACGGCTGCCGAACAGGAGGCCGCCCGGCGCGCCGCCCTGCTCGCCCAGGCCGACCTGCGCCGCCCGCGCAACCGCAACTGCGTTAATGATGCCGTCGAGAGCGCCGCGCTCCAACTCATCGAGACCCGCATGGGCCTGGACGCCGAAAGCGCCCGCGTTGAGACCGCCCTCGCCTACCTGCGAGCGATCCGCTCGCCCCAGAAGTAGAGCCATGACTGAGCCGAACCTCATTCAGCAGTTCCTAGCCGCCATGCGCGGCAATCGCATCGACACCCGCCCGCTCTATCGCTGCCCCTGGTGCCAGTGGTCGGGGACGGAACCCAGCCAAGATCAAGACGGCACGCGCCGCTGCCCGTGCTGCGCCACCATTGTTCACGAGGAGACCCATGCCTAATCAACTTGCACTCCGTGATGAAATGCCGCTGGCCGACCTCGGCCAGATGTTGGCCCGCTCCGGTTTCTTTCAGGACACCAAAGACGCTGCCCAAGCGGTGGTCAAGGTGTTGGCCGGGCGCGAACTGGGCTTTGGGCCGGTCGCGTCGATGACCGGCATCTACATCGTCAAAGGCCGCGTCAGCCTCTCCGCCAACCTGCTCGCCGCCGCCATCAAACGCAGCGGACGCTACGATTACCGCGTCCTGCGCAACGACGGCCAGGTCTGCGAGGTGGTGTTCTACGAGCTGCTCGGCGGCAAGCGCGAGGAGATCGGGCGCTCCGCCTTTTCGCTCGAGGACGCTCGCAAGGCCGGGTTGGGCGGTGACAACTGGACGAAATTTCCGCGCAACATGCTGTTTGCGCGGAGCATATCAAACGGCGCCAAGTGGTTCTGCGCCGACGTGTTCGGCGGGCCGGTCTACACCCCTGACGAGCTGGGCGCGCTGGTGGACGGCGAGACCGGCGAGGTGATCGACGGCGAGATCGTCCCGCCTGCCCAGCCCACGCCCCCAACCAACGGCAAGCCCCGCCAGCTCACCAACTCCGAGCGCTTGGCCGCCTCCGAGCGCGAGCAGACCACCGTCCCCCGCCCGCCCGCCGAAGCCCCGCCCGATCAGGCCGCCTGGGCAAAGTACGACGCCCTGGTCAGCCGCGCTGAGGACTTGCACCTCGATGTCCTCGACCTGACCGTCTCGGGGACAGAGGTCACCCTGGGCCAACTGCGCCAGAGCTACGAGGCGATCAACGCCCGCATCAACAGCGTCCCGCGGGCCGAATAGTCCTGATTGGCCCGGCAGCCCCCACCGCGGCGTACACCCAGGGGGATTGGGGCCGCCGGGCCACCTCTCTAGGAGACACGATCATGCTTACAAGCCCTGAACAGTTGACCACCATCGCCGCCAACCTCGGGCGGCTCTATACCGACCGGGTGGCCCTCGGCATCGCCATCAGCCAGCTAGAGCGCGACGCCGAGGCCCGCCGTGTCCAGCTCGCCCCACCCGACGGCTGGCCGGGCAAGAACGCCGAGGCCCGCGACCTGGCCGAACGCCTGGCCTACGCCCAAGACGCCGCGCTGGAGACGCTCTCCCATGAGCTGCTGACCAAGCGCAACAACCTGGCCGTGATCGAGGGCCAGATCGCCGCAATGGAGGCCGAGCGCCGGGCGCTCGAGTGGCAGGTGCGCGCCCGTATGATCGACGCCCTCGCTACCCAGCACACCGCACCGCCCCGCGGCGACGCCCTGATCGAAGCCGCCTTCGACACCCGCGCCGACCAGCAGCTCTTCGAGGCCCCATTTTGAGCGGCCAGATGATCTGCCTCGGCGGCTTGCTGATCTGGGCGTGGCTGATGCTCCTGGTACTCGCAGGCTCCATAGCGGATTGGCTCGAGTGATGTGGATACAGCCTCCCCACTTGTGGATTTTGTCGAGGGCCTGCGCTCTCGGCTCAAGGCGGCGACGCCGCAGTACGACTGGCAGCCGAGCGTCCCAGAGCCGACTGGCTTCGACCGCCGCCTGCTGCCATGCCCGCCGCCCGACCTGCCCACCCCTACCGGCTCGATCCTAGAGGCCCGCGCTATGATCCGCTCTGCCATCCGCGACTACCTCGCCGAGCCAGCCCCGGCCCACATCCTGCTGATCCGCACCACCCCCGGCACCGGCAAGACTACTGCCGCGGTCGAGGTCGCCGACGAGCTGGCCGCGGCTGGCCGCCGGGTCGCCTACGCCGGACCGCGCCATGATCTCTACCCGGACGTGGTCGCCAAGTCTACCGACCCGGCCCACTGGTACGAGTGGCTGCCGCGCCAAGCCGCCAACGATGAGACAGGACGCGTCCAAACCTGCAACTACACTGAGCAGATGAACGCCTGGCTCGCCCGCGGCTACGATGCGGTCAGGTTCTGCGAGGGAGTGTGCGGCTGGGACTATTTCAACCAGGGCTGCGTCTACACTGCCCAGAAGCGCCGCCCGGAGCGCGCCCTCTATGTGCAGCACCAGCACATCACCCTGGGCCATCCCCTGCCCTTCGACGTGGTGATCGGAGACGAGTCGCCCATTAGCGCCTTCCTGCACGAGTGGGAGATACCGGCGCGCTGGGTGCTGCCGCCAGGGATGGACCCGACCGAGCCGCTGACCGAAATCCTGGCGCACCTCGCCCAAGTGGTCGGCCTGACCGAGAAGGCCCTCATGGGGCCGCCGCTCTTGGAACTGCTCGCGCCGGCAGCGGAGATCGTGGACGCCTGCGAGCGCTTCGAGCTGCCCATCGGCGTCCTGGTGGCCGGCGACCGCATCCACCGACCAGAAGAAGCCAGCGAGCGGCCCTACTTCCACCTGCCCGAGCTGGTGGCGCTCTTGGGCCGCGAGGCCCGCGCCGCCGCCGAGGGGCGTCCCTGCCCCAGCCGCATCATCGCCAGCCCCGGCAAGCTGACCCTACTGCTGCGCCGCCGCCCTGACCCGGCCAAGCTGCCGCCCCACATCATCTGGCTCGACGGCACGGGCCAGCCGCGCATCTACCAGGAGCTGTTCCAGCGGCCCGTTGAGGTGGTGGACATCGCCCCGCCGATGCAGGGGCGCATCTTCCAGGTGGTGGATCGCTCCAATGGCAAGGCGTCCCTGACTGTCGAGCGCGACCCTGGCTCTAAGCGCCGCGTCCAGCAGGCCGAGCGAATGGTGGAGCGGATCGTCTCCGAGCATGGCTACCAGCGTCCGGTGGTCATCACTTACAAGGGTCTGGCGGAGCAGGACGCCCTATTTGGCGAGATCGAACGGGCGCACTTCTACGCCGCCCGCGGCACCAACGCCTACGAGACCGCCGACGCGATCTTTATCCTGGGCGCGCCCCAACCCGCCACCTACGACGTGGTGAAGCTCGCCAAGATGGTGTTCTTCGAGCGCGAGGCTGCCTTTCGGGTCGAGTGGGTCACGCAGCCGCGTCCCTACGCCTACGTCGCCCCCGACGGACTGGGGCGCACTTACCCGACCTCCGGCTTCTGGCATGATGCCGATCTCCAAGTGCTGCTTGAGGCGCTGCGGGAGGATGAGATCATTCAGGCCGCCCACCGCGGCCGTCCCATCAATCAGCCGGTGGACATCTGGCTCTTGACCAACGTCCCGGTATGGGGACTGCCGCCGACCGAGCTGCTCACCATGCGTGACGTGCTGGGGGCGCCCGAGGGCGTCGATGTGTTCCGCTGGGCCGAGGTGCAGGCGCTGATCGACAGCCAGGACACGATCACCAGCGCGGACATCATTGCCCTGGGCTTCAACCAACAGACGGCGCGGCGCTACCTTGACATCATCACCGCCCTTCCCGGCTGGGAATCGGGCGCAGTCAGAACCGGACGCGCCGGGCCGCCGACCCGCGCCGCCAATCGAATTAACGCGACTGACGCTTAAAAGTACTCTTAATACGTCAGTCGCGTTAATTACCCCTGAATTAACACTACTGACGTATTAAAGGGAAGAGAGCCATGACCTTCAGCTTACGCCCCTACCAAACCGAAGCGATCCAAAGCGTGCGCGCCGACTGGGACGCCGGGTACACCGACGTGCTGGGAACCGCAGCGACGGGTCTGGGCAAGACGGCCATCTTCTGCGCCCTGCTCCAGCAGGTGATGACGCCGGGCAAGCGGGCGCTGGTGCTGGCTCACCGCCGCGAGCTGGTCAACCAACCCGCCGAGCGCCTGATCAGCTACTACCCCGAGTGGGCCGGGAAGGTCGGCACGCTCATGGCCGAGCAGCACGAGCCGGATCGCCCGCTGACGGTGGCGACGGTGCAGAGCCTGTCCGCCAGCCCGCGCCGTCTGGCCGACCTGCTGGCCGCCGGCCCGATTGATTACCTGATCGTTGACGAAGCGCATCACCACACCGACAAGAACACCTACATGGGCGTGACCGAGGCCCTGCGCGCCGCCAACCCGGCGATGCGCCACCTCGGCGTGACGGCCACGCCCCTGCGCGCCGATGGCGACGGCCTCGGTGGGGTCTACCAAAAAGAGAGCTTCCACCTCCCCATCGGCTGGGCCGTCAAGAGCGGCTGGCTGGTCAACATCCGCTGGCTGGCAATTGAAACGGCCATCTCGCTGGCAGGCGTCAAGGTGGTGCGCGGCGAGTTTCAGCGTCGCGGCCTCGCCCAAGTTTACGAGACTGACGCCCTGCTCGGGATCGTGGTCGAGAGCTATCGTCAGTACGCCAGCGACCGCCAAGCCATCGCCTTCACCGTCACCGTGGACGGGGCGCATCGTCTGGCCGCGGCCTTCCGAGCGGCGGGGGTGCGCGCCGACGCCGCCGACGGCGGCACCGACAAGGCCGAGCGCGCCGCCGTTCTCGACCGCTTCGCCCGCGGCGAGACCCAGGTGCTGTGCAACGTCGGCCTGTACACCGAGGGGCTGGACATCCCGGCGGCCTCCTGCATCCTCATGGCCCGTCCCACCAAATCGGACGGGCTGTACGTGCAGTGCATGGGGCGGGGCGTCAGAACGTATCCCGGAAAGGCGGATTGTATTGCTGAGGGACAGCGTGTGCTTACCGATCACGGTCTTGTGGCAATCGAACGGGTAACACGTTCGATGAAAGTTTGGGACGGCGATGAATTTGTCTCGCACGCCGGAACCATTTGTCGAGGAGAACAGGAGGTAATAACTTATGCAGGACTTACCGCAACCCCAGACCACAAAGTTTGGACAGAGAATGGCTGGCGACGCTTCTCCGAGTGCGCCGATAAATCAATCCCAATCGCGGTTACCGGAAGCGGTGGGACAGCTATTCGGACGGCTAATGGTTATCGACGCAACGCCTCAGCAGAAGAATGGGCGTGCCTACCTAAAAATGCGCTGCACAACTTGCGGGAAAGAGGGACTCTGGTGCCGGACAAGTGTTCGCAGAGGTTTGGCTGGCTGCCGGAAATGTGGTCGAGCCAACACCCTCGGACGAGAACTTCTGACTGTTCCGAAGTGGCTTTACAAGCGAGCGCAAGCTGCACAGCAGCGGTGTACCAATGCGCACGGCCCAGAGTATCCCAATTACGGAGGCAGGGGCATCGAATTCAGATTCGCTTCCCCCAAAGCGATGGCAATCTGGGTCAAGGAAAATCTTGGTCTGCATCAGGCGATGCAGATAGACCGCATCAACAACAACGGACATTACGAGCCGGGGAACTTGCGTTATGTGACCAACCAGGTGAATGTGTTCAACAGCCGGAAGCAGAAAGTCAGCGCGGAGTTTCACGCCTTTCGTATGAAGTACCCGGAAGTGAAATATGCAGATGCAACTCTGCGCAGGCTTCTGCTAGAAGGGATGACACCAGAAAAGATTGTGGAAAGGTATCACCAACCATCTTGCAAGCCAAAAGGCGTGTATGGGACATTCTCAACGCCGGACCCAATCATCGCTTCACTGCGGAAGGACTCTTAGTTTCCAACTGCCTGATCCTCGACTTCGCCCCTGCCGAGAAGCGCAACGTCATCATGGCGGGCGATGTGTTGGGCATCCCGCTGCCCAAACGCGACGTGTTTGCCGAGCCGGTGGCGCGGGGCGAAGCCGCCGCCGGGTTTACCTACGACGGCCAGTTCAGCTTCTTGGACGGCTCGCCGGTCGAACTCATCAGCCGCCAGCTCAACTACCTGGAGATCAGCCCGTGGTCGTGGTACCGCCGCGACAACTACCTGACCCTGGGGCTGGGCGAAGCGGCGGATGGGGTCGAGCGGACGCTCGTCATCACCCCGCAGCGCGAGGGCGAGGTCACGCTCTGGGGCGTGTGGCGCGAGGGCCGCGCCCCGCTGCGCTCGACCCGCTTGGCGAGCGGCGCCTTTGGCGAGATCGAAGCCCGCGCTGAGGAGATCGCTGCCAAGTGGGGCAGCGCCGCCCTGGCCGCCAAGACCCGCTCCTGGCGCGGCCAGGCGCCGACCGATAAGCAGCTGGCTTTTGCCCGCCGCATCGGGGCGCACCGCGCCGGGATGACCAAAGGCGAGCTGGCCCAATCCATCACCCACACCCTGGCGGTGCGGGTCGTCCAGCAAGGAGCTGTGGTATGACGACCGCCTTCGACGCTGACGCCCTCCTCTCCGAGATCATCTACCGCACCCACGCGGTATCCGACCGCCGCCGCGCCGAGTGGCATATCGCCTGCCCGGTCTGCGGCCACGAGTCAAGCCCACGCTCGCCTCATGCAAGTTTCGGGCGCAAGGGCTTTCACTGCTTTGTGTGTGGCGCGGGCGGCGGGCTGGTGTGGCTGGCGGGCTTGCTGGGCATCCAGGGCGACCGCCCTGTCCTCCCGGTGCGCCCCCTCCCGGCCCCAGAATCCCCCAGAACGCCCGTTCGCTGGAAACATGATCTAGGAGCCATGATTGCGCGCTATGAGGCCGCCCCGGGGCTGCTGGCGGCGTGGGCGGCCTACAAGCCGCTGGCCCCAGGGACGATCCGGGCGCATCGCTTAGGCCTGGGCGTCCTGCCCGCCTCCAAGTGCCGTCACCCCCGCCTGATCGTACCGATCTACCGCGAGGGTCAGCCGGTGGGCCTGCGCGGGCGCGCCATTGACTGCGACTGCGCCAAGTGGCTGGCCCCGGCCGGGACGGTGATCGCCGACTACCCGCTCTACAACCAGGAGGCGCTCGGACAGGGCGCGGTCGTATGGATCACCGAGAACCCCATCGATGCATTGATGCTGACCGAGCGTACCCCCTACGTCGGGGTCGCGACCTACTCGGTCAGCTACTGGCAGGATGCCTGGCTTGCGGCGCTGCACGCCGCCCGGCCCGAGGCGGTGGTGATCGCCTACGACAATGACATCCCTGGCAACGGCGGCGCGGCGGGGCGGGCGGAGATGGAGCGAGCCTGGCTCCAGACCCACCCGCGCGTGCCCGACCCAGCCGGACCGAAGCTCGCCAATCGGCTGCTCGCGGCGGGGCTACCTACGGCGCTCTACGACTGGGGGAACGCCGCGCCCAAGAGCGACATTGGCTCGCTGCTGATGGAGGTAATGCCATGAGGAGCTACGCTAACCGGGTGGACAGCAATCAGGGCGAGATCGTGGCGGCGCTGCGCAAGGTCGGCGCGGTGGTCATCCCGGTGACTGGCGATGTGCGCATCGGCTTCGACCTCTTGGCGGCCTGGGGCGGTCGGCTCTACGCGCTGGAAGTCAAGGACGGGAGTAAACCACCCTCGGCGCGGCGGCTCACCCCTGGCGAGCAGGCCCGCGCCCAGGAGCTTTCCGCGGTGGGCGTGCCGCTGCATGTGGTGGAGACGCCAGAGCAGGCGCTCCAAATCTTGGGGCTGCTGACGAGCGGGGAGCGGTGAGACAGCCTAACCAACCTGTGGGCATACTGCGGGCAGAGTGCGGGTAAGATTTAGGAGGCAATGATGTTCTATCGCTATTTCAACTGGGAGGCATTCATGCGGCAGGCTCTCACAACAGCTCTTATGGCCGCGGCCGCTGTGTTTGTCGGCGGGGTAATCTTCGGGTGGCAGTACGCTCTGTTTCTGGCGTTCGTGGTTCTGCTGGCAATTTCGCTGATTGAGTATGGGAGGAGTCGATGACGAACAAGATCGGCAGTATCCTGGTCACTGCGCTAGGCGTGGTGCTGTTGATATATTCCGCCAGCCGCAGCCTCGACTTCATCAGCCTCACCCTGCCAGCCGATAAGCAAATCCTCGCCTGGTTTGGTCTGGCTGCGCTCGACGGCGGCTTGGTCGCCTGGCTACTATCCTACCTCTACGGCTCAAACGGCGGCTGGCAGCGAGCGATTGCCATGCTGATGATCGTGGTGGATTTCCTCGGCGCGGTCGCCATGTTCACGCTCGATACGCTGTACAATGCTGGCACATCTGGCCTCGTTGCCAGCATGAGCGCCGGAGCGATCCAGTCGGCGGTGCTGGCACTATCTGGCGTCATTGCCATCAACATTGGAGCCACAGTCGCGCACCACATGCTCGATCCCGAGATGATGCGCCGCCAGGCCGAGGAGACGGCGCGGGCGCTGATCGAGGATCAGGCCATCCAGCTCATCCATACCAACAGCCGTCAGCTGGCCGGAGAGATCGCGCCGCAGGTGGCGAGCGCCTGGCGGGATGGCATCGCGCTGGAGTACGGCCACCGGCTGCGTAAGCCGAAGGCGTTGCCAGCACAAGCGTCTGCGTTGCCAGCACTTGCCGAAGACGACAGCGCATTGCCAGCACAAGCGCCGACCCCAAACCCTACGCGGCGGCGGCGATCCAAACCGGATTAGCCGTCGAGCCACATTTACTGGCAGCTTTCGCGGACGCGGTGCCAGTAACCGAAATGCTGGCACGCACGGGATGGCGCGTCGAGGTGACGCGAGGTGGACGTTACTGGCAATGGCGCAGAGGATCACGGGACAAAAGGGAGAGCAGCTATGGCGGCAAATTCGAACGGCTCGCAAGCGAACGACAAGCGGAGTACCAGCAAAACAAGCAGCGTTACCGCCGCGCAAGGCCTTGAAATCTTGCAAGAGGCGCTTCTGCGTTGCCAGCACGCCGGATTGGACGTGCGAATTGGTGCTGGCACAAACGGCAACCTGGTGGTGATGCTGGGTGGCGTCGAAGTTCGTGCTGGCAACATCGTGCTGGCAAATGCTGGCAATCTGTCCGACGAGGCGGCCCGTGAATGAGGCTGGCGCCCAGGTCTATACTGAGCCGCGCGAGGTCGCCTGCCCCGGCTGCGGTCAGGTGGTCGGCTACGAGGTGGTGTATGGCGTGCTGTATCTCCGCATCGGGCCGGTGCTGTTAACCCACGCCCAGCTCACCTGCGCCTGCTGCCGCCGCCGCTGGTACTGGAGCAATGACGAGTGGCGGATGCGGCGCTTGATGCGCAAGCCGACCTAACAGGAAAGATTGTTGACAGGCGCGCAAACCGTTGTATAATCGGGACAGCTAAATACCTACGGCGAGAAGGCCGGATTTGCCGCCCGACACCCAATCCCTATGGAGGGAGAGTGTGTCGGGCGTTTTTTGTTTCCTGGAGGTGGCGATGGATAGTGCAATCTATTCTCTGGCAGGCGTTTTGATCTCGCTGCTGTTTTCGTATGTGCCTAGAGCGCGGGAATGGTTCGACGCCCACAGCGCGACTGAAAAGCGCATTGTGATGCTAGTCTTCCTGGCCGTGGCGACCGGCGCGATCTATGGTGGCGCGTGTATGGGTCTGGCTCAGACTGTACCTTGCACACGCGAGGGAGCACTTGACTTGCTGCGTGCTTTCATCGCCGCGGTGGTCGCGAACCAAGCAGCTTATATGCTCTCGCCGCAGACCAAATCGGATGAGCCGGACTGGGCGGTGTAGGCGGATGGAGGTGTCGTCCGCAATCGCGGTGTTGATCGGCGCGCTTTTCGGCGGCGGCGGTATTGCCAGCCTGGTAGCCGTTTTGATCAACCGCGGCAAGGTGAAAGCGGAAGAGCAGAAGACGGTGGGCGAGGCGTGGGCGGCGCTGGTTGCGCCGATGCAAGCGCAGATCGACGCCTTGCAGCACCGGATCGCCACGCTCGAATGCGACCTGGGCAACAGCCGCGATCTGGTCGAGCGTCTGCAAGATCAGGTACACGAGCTGCAAGCCAGCGGCGCCGACAAGGATGAAACTATTGCCGCCCAGGCTCAACAGCTGCGCGAGCTAGAGGCCGACGTGGCGGCCCTGACCCAGCAGGTGCAAGACCTTGGGCAGAAACCGCGCAAGGCCAGCAAGGGGGCGACCCCGTGACGATCGTCCTGCATCCGCCGGTGGCTGCGCCGCTCACCCAACTGTGGGGCGAGCATCCCGAGTGGTACTACCGCTTCGGTTACACCACCGGCCACAACGGCGAGGACTACGGCTGTGCGGTCGGCACGCCGATACTACCAGCTGCTCCAGGGCGGGTGATCAAGATCGCTTTCGATCCCAGCGGTTTCGGCCACTACCTCAAGCTTCAGCACGACGGCTGCCAGACGCTTTACGCTCACCTGAGCCGCGTTGACGTGCGCGTCGGGCAAGAGGTCGGGCCGAGCGACATCCTCGGTCTGTCGGGCAACACCGGCAACTCGACCGGGCCGCATCTGCACTTTGGCCTGTACCTTGGCGGGCAGGCGGTAAACCCCCGTCCATACATGGCGGCAGTTGAGGCCACACCCCAACCAGACCCGGAGCCATGCGCCGATACCGAGCATACGCCGCCCACTGTGGGGGAGCGCGGGCAGGTGGTGGTTGACCTGCTCTATCTGCGCACCGGGCCATCCCGCGAGGCGCAGACAGTCGGCAGCCTGCATCACCCGGCGCTGATCGAGATTGCTGAGACGGCGACCGAAGGGCCGCGCACCTGGGGCCGGATCACCCGCTCGCTGTGGTGCTGCTTGCGTGAGGGCTGCGTGGTGTACGTGGCCGCCCAGCCGCAGGTCGGCTGTGGGTTCGGGAGCGTATGGACGGCCTAGCGTGGGAGCAGCAGCCGGGTGAACCGGCGCGCTGGTTTGCGCGTTTCACGGCCTACCGGCTGTTGGGGTTTAATCGCTCCCTGATCGACGCGCTCAATGCTGAAAAGGACGCGAAAGGACGCGAAAGGGCGCAGCGCGCGCCGGGTTCTTGGCGGCGTGCTGCCGTGGCGTGGCAGTGGCAAGCCCGCGCCGAAGCCTGGGACGCCTCCCTCGCCCAGCAAGCCGAACAGCTCGCCGAGGCCGAGCGCATCCGCGTCCTCTCGAGCGGCTTCGCCCAGACCCATGAGCGGGTGCGCCTGCTGGGCGACCTCGTCGAGCAGCTGCGCGCCGAGGTTAAAGAACGTTTGTGGGATGAGGCCCGCCTGAACGAGGGTCTCCTGCGCCAACTGCGCGGCCTGCTCGACGACCTGGCCGCCGAGACCGGCGGGCGCATCAAGCGCGCCGAGGTGTTGGGCGACGGTCTCACCCGTATCGAGGTGGTATATGCAGACGCCGCAACCGGGGCAGACGCTGCGGGTGACGCTGCCCCGGCTGCATGACGCCCAGTCTCGGGTAGCGCAAGAAGCAAGGCGGTACAACGTGGTGGACTGTGGGCGCCGGTTTGGCAAGACGACCTTGGGCATCAACCTGCTGACCGAGCCGCTGCTGGCCGGGCTGCCGGTGGCCTGGTTCAGCCCCACCTACCGCATGATGACCGAGGTCTGGCGCGCGGTCAAGCAGATTTTCGCGCCCGTCACCCGCGACAAGTCGGAGCAGGAGTACCGCCTCGAACTGCTCACCGGCGGCACGCTCGAGCTGTGGAGCCTGACCGATCCCGAGGCCAGCCGTGGGCGCAAGTACGCGCGCACCGTGATCGACGAGGCGGCCAAGGTGCGCCGCCTGGAAGAAGCCTGGAACGAGGTCATCCGCGCCACCCTGGCCGACCTGCGCGGCGGGGCCTGGTTCCTTTCCACCCCCAAGGGCCTCAACTACTTCTACCGCCTGTTCCGCCTGGCGGAGACTGAGCCGACCTGGGCGCGCTGGCAGTTCGCCACCGCCGCCAATCCCTACATCCACGGGGAAGAGATCGAGGCCATGCGCCGCGACCTGCCCGAGCGGGTCTTCCGCCAGGAGATCATGGCCGAGTTCGTCGAGGACGGCGGTTACTTCCAGGGGGTAGACGCCGCCTGCCGCATCACCCAGCCGGATCAGCCCGAAGCCCACGCCGGGCACGCCCTCTTCCTGGGGGCGGACTGGGCGCTCAGTAATGACTTCACCGTACTGACGGTGGGCTGCCAGACCTGCGGGCGCATTGTGGACTGGGAGCGCTTCAACCAGATTGAGTTCCGCTATCAGCGCGAGCGCCTGGTCTCGCTGGCGGATCGCTGGCACGTCGAGGGCGTCCTGCCGGAGCGCAACTCCATTGGCGAGCCGAACATCGAGATGCTGCGCGACCGCCTCCCGATCCTGCGCGGGCCAGATGGCAAGCCGGGGTTCCTGACCACCGCCACCACCAAACCGGCCTTGATCCAGGCGCTGGCGAACGGGCTGGAACACGACGGCCTGGCCGCGCCGACCGCCTACGCCGAGGAGCTGCGCTCCTTCGAGGTGGAGACCGGCGCCGGGGGCTACCCGCGCTTCTCCGCTCCCGATGGGATGCACGACGACTGCGTAATGAGCCTGGCGCTCACCTGGTGGGCGATGACACGAGCCACCAGCGGGGCCGCCTGGACACGATGGGCCGCGGCGTCCCTTCCCGCCGCAGAGGATCGCCATGAGTGAAACTGTTAGTGGCAGCGTTAGTGGCAACGTAACTGACCTGAGCTGGCACGCCCCGGTGCGCCCGGACGAGCGCCTTACCGAGCGTTTCGGGCCGGGGCGTCCGATCATGCCCACCCAGGCGGAGGAAGCGCCGCGCCTCTTCCAGTACCGCCCAGGGATCAACCTGGTGAGTATGCCGCGGGCAGGTTTCGGGCTAGTTCCGTTCGCCTCGCTGCGCAACCTGGCCGCCACCTGCAAAGAGATTCGGCTGAACATCGAACTCATCAAGCGCCAGATCCGCGGCTTGGAGTGGGAGATCACCAGCGATGACCGCAACGCCCCGACCGCCGCCGGCAAGCTGGCGATCGACAAGGCGACCCGCGCTTTCGAGCGCCCCGACGGCTTCCATGACTTCGACGCCTGGGTCAACGAGCTGTTAGAAGAGCAGCTCACCACCGACGCGGTCACGATCTGGCCGGAGATGGACTTGGGCGGGCGGCTCCTGGGGCTGGAAGTCATCGACGGGACAACCATCCGCCCGCTGCTCGATCTGCGCGGGCGCATCTGCCGCCCCCCGGCCCCGGCCTATATCCAGATGCTGCATGGCATGGCGGCGGGGGCGTGGAGCCGCGACCGACTTATCTACCGCCCGCTCAACACGGCAGTTCACAGCCCATACGGCACTTCACCCATTGAGTGGATGCTGATGACGGTCAACCTGGCGCTGCGGCGCGAGCTGAATCATGTGGCCGCCTTCACCGAGGGCAACATTCCCGAGGCCCTGATCGGCGCGCCCGCCAGTTGGACGCAGACCCAGATCGAGACCTGGCAGGGCTACTGGGACGCCCTGGCGGCGGGCAATACCGCGGTGCTGCGCAAGATGCACTGGGTGCCGCTCGAGTCGGGACGCGGGGCGCTGCCGATCTACGAGTTCCGCAAGGATGACATCTCGTCCATCGAGCGCGACAAGTGGCTGATGCAGGTGGCCTGCTGGGCGTTCGGCAACAGCCCGGCGGAGTTCGGCCTGACCTCGGGCGACGGCTTGGGCGGCAAGGGTTTTGGCGAAAGCCAGGAGAACGTCCAGTACCGTTCGATGATCGGGCCGCTGACGCAGTATCTGGCGCGACTGTTCACCGAGGTGCTGCGGGAGCGCCTGGGCCTGCGCGGCCTGCGCTGGCACTGGAAGGGGCTAGACCCGCAGGAAGATCGCTTGCAGCAGGCCCAGGTGGACGAGATTTACCTGCGCTCGGGGGTGTACTCGCCCAGCTTTGTGCAGGATCGCCTAGGGGTGGGCGCGGCCTTCCGGCCCGAGCCGGGGAGCGTCAATCCTCTCGCTCAGGCCCCTTCACCCTTTGGCGGGTTCGGACTGCCCTTCGGTCAGGCGGCTGCTCTTCCCGCCGGTGAGGCGACCCAGGCCGACCTGCGCCGCTGGCTGACCAAGTCGCTCAAAGCGGTCAAGGCCGGACGCGCCGCGGCGGTAGCCTTCACTAGTCAGGCCATCGACAGCGACTGCATGGCGCAGATCGAGGCCGGGCTGGAGGATGCCCAGAGCGAGACCGAGGTGCGTCAGGTATTTGCGCGGGCCAGCCGGGAGGCGGCCCATCCCGATTTTTTTCGTCAAGGCCAGGGTTGGGAAAGCTATGGTTGATCCGCAGGAGGCCGAGAAGGATGCCGCCATCCGGGGACTGCGAGCGCAGCTCGCCGCCTACTTCCGCGATCTGCAAGGGCGTGTCTTGGAGGCGCAGGAGTGAGCGGCCTGCCGCCGGAGTTCTGGGATCAGGAGCGGCAGCGCCTGGTGGCGGTGATCGCGCCGCACCTGAGGCGAGCAGCTCTGGCGGGCGTGGGGGCGGTTGACTTGGGCGTCAACTTCGAGCTGGCGAACGCCGCCGCGGCGGATTGGGCCGCGCAGTACACCGACGATATTCTGCACACCCTGAACACCACCAGTCAGAACCTGGTGGGCGCGGCTCTGGCCGATTGGAGCCGCCAGCCAGGGGCCACGATGGGCGACCTCAAGGCGCGCCTGGCTCCGGCATTCTCGCCCCAGCGCGCCGACCTGATCGCCGTGACCGAAGTTACTCGCGCCTACGCCAACGGCAATAAGGCGGCCTTCGCCCAGGCTGGGTTCACCGAGTGGCGCTGGCACACCAACCGCGACGACCTAGTGTGTCCGATCTGCGGCGGCTTGAACGGCAAGATCGTGAAGATCGGGCAGCCGTTCGGGACGTGGCGGGGTAAGGCGCTTACCGAGCCGCCCGCTCATCCCGGCTGCCGCTGCTGGGTGACGCCGGTGGGCCGTCCTGCGCCGCCGGTAAATGTCCCCCAGGCGTTGGGGGCAGATGCTGATCGGAAGGCTGTTCAGCGTGCCCGGAGACACAACGAGCTGGCCCAACTCTCTCGTGGAGAACTGCAAGCACTAGTCGCTAAGGTTCGATTAAGTAACCCTCTTCCTGCGATCAAACAGCACCTCATAAAGCATGGCAAAAGTCTTGATGTCGCGACAGAGGCTGAGTTACAAGCTTTGTTGGTCGAACACCTCAACAGTCCTAGTCTACTGTTCCTCACTAACACGGATCAGAAGGGTATTAAGAGATGGTTCACAATTGACCCTACCAAAGAGCGGGTTGCGATTTATAATGAGGTAGAACAACGGCATTACACTTTGTTTCATCCGATCCCATTCGGGAAATATGTTGAAGCTATCGAGCAGTTCGCGGTATCTGTGGATGAGCAAGAATTGCGGCTTAAATAACATGGCAGACTTACAAGAGAAGATCGAAACCTATCAATTCTGGGTAGATGATCTCGGAGGAGATGATCTCTTTTCCGATGTATTTGGGACGTTGTATCAGCGCGACGATCTTGCCATTCTCTGGGAAGCGCTCACACCAGCACAACGGATCGAGGTTGAGCAGATTGATGAAGTCTTGATCTCCAAGCATGAACTACTGGCAGAAGTCTTACCAATGGGCACAGCAGATAACCCAGAACGTCGCGCCAAAGGTTACTGGTGGTGGTTCCTCGACGAAGGCCCGCAGGTGCGCGAGCAAATCGGGCGGGCGCGGGAAAATGGCTGAGGCCGCGCCGCCCCCCGCCGCAACGGAGTTGGCCCTCGAAGAGATGCGCCGGGCTTCCCAGGCATACAGCCAGGCGGCGGATCAACTGGATCAGAAGTTCAGTACCCTATTTGCAGGCGCGAGCCTCGTCGTTGGCCTATTCGCTGTCTTGCAGCTCACCCTGATCCAGCCGGGGCAAGTGTGGCTGTATCAGGTGGGCGTGGTCGCTCTCGTGCTGGCGTATGCGACGATGATCGGGGTGGCGCTCCTGGGATTTAACCCCAAGGTCTATCGCACCGTGGTCAAAGCGGATTGGGAAATTCTCAATCAGGGCTTTTTCACCGCGACCGACCAGGCCGCCATGCTGACCCTGATTAGCAGTTACGTGGAAGAGATCGGCGTCAGTCGGGAGATCAACCGCCGCAAAGCGACCCAAGTGCGTTGGGCGACCGGGTTGCTGGCGGCGATCATCTCACTGCTGCTGGTACTCAGCCTCCTGCCGCGATGAACGCCCCCAAGCCACACCCGACGCCCGCACCCAGTCGGGAAGTGCCATTGCCGCCCCAACCTGGCCCAAGGGTCGTACCACCACCAAAAGAACCGATCCCGCGCCCAACACCATTGACAGGTGATCCGCTCCATAAAGGGGTATAATCAGCGCAAGCACGCTTAGTTTCCCCCTCGTGGGGGGTGAACCGCACACAACCGCATAGTTTGCAGGCTGGAAGTCTGCGCTTCCCAGGATAGCCCATAGGTCGAACGAGAGGCCGAGGATCTCGGTATAGGTTCGGCGGCGGCGAAAAGGGGCAGCGCAGGAGCAAACGCAAGAGGCGAGGCATCGCGGCGTTTGGAAGGCACAGGATAGCCCTGTGTTTTTCAGACGCCGTTTTTGATTCGGAGCCGTGATGAGACAGGAATTAGAGATCAAGGGATTTGACGAACTGCTTCAGGCGCTGCGCGATGCGCCCGAGCAGGCGCGTCCCCTGGTTGAAGCCGCCTTGCAGGACAGCCTGGCCCTGCTGCACGAACGCCTGGCGAGCTACCCCCCGGCGAGCGCGGCCAACCGACCGGGACGCACCCGCATCGTCAAGCGCAGTGGGCAGGTGCGCGAAGTCCCACAGGGCTACTACGAGCGCGGCCGCGGCTGGTGGTATCCGGTGATGCGCGCCCGCACCTTGGGCGAACGCCTGGGGGTGCGGCACGGCGCGCTCAGCGCCAATCAGGCCCGACGCCGCTATCAGGGCGGGAAGCCGCTAGGTGAGGTTGCTGGCTACAAGCTGCGCCCAGGCTCCGAACGCCTGGGGACGAAGTGGACGACCCGCGTCAGCGTGACCGAGTTTGGGGCGGTCGGCGAGATCGGCACCAACGTGAGCTACGCCGATTACGTCCAAGGGCGCAAGCAGCCCACCCTCTTTGGAATGCGCGGCTGGCAGACGCTCGATCAGGCCCTGGCGGCTAGCCAGGTCGAGATCGAGGCGGCTTTCGCCCAAGCCGCGGCGCAGTGGGCGGAAGAATTCAACACAGGAGGGGTCTAGGGAATGCAGCGTTTTGTGGCCTTTAGCAAGGTAGACCCGAGCGAGCGCTTTGTGTATGGCCGCGCCACTGACGAAACGCCCGACGTGGACGGCGATGTGGTGGACTACGAAGCCACCCGCCGCGCCGTGGCCGACTGGGCCGAGTGGCGCAACGTGCGTGAGATGCACGGCGAGCGCGCCGTGGGCGTGGCCGAGGAGATCGAGCTGGACGACACGGCCAAGGCGCTCGCTATCGGGGTGCGGGTGGTGGATGACGCCGCCTGGGCCAAGGTCAAGGCCGGGGTCTACAAAGGGTTTTCGATTGGCGGGCAGGTGCGGACGCGCCGGCGCGAGGGCGATTACAGCCGCATCACCGAATATCAGTTGGCCGAGATTTCGCTGGTAGACCGTCCGGCGAACCCAGCGGCCAAGTTCACCTTAGTCAAGCGAGAGGGAGTACCAATGGACGAAGAAGAACGAGCCGAAGAAGTGGCGGCGGAAGAACAGGCCGCCGAAGAAGAAGTGGCCAAGGAAGAAACGCCGCTGGATCGGGAGGCTGTGACCGAGATCGTGCGCGTCCAGCTCATGGGGCTGCTTACCGAGCTGGGCCTGATCGACCCGGAGGGCGGCAAGCCTGAATCCGAGGCGGAACTGGCGCTGGCAGCCAAAGTGACCGAGCTGCGCAAAGCCCTCCGCAAGTTCGAGACCGAGCAGACCACGACCCTCGCCAAGCGCGCCGGCGACCTCAAGAAGCTGGCGGGCGATCTGGCGCAGGTAGTGGCGGCGGTCGAGGACTTCGATGAGCGCCTCACCAAGGCCGAGACCTTGGCGGCGGGAGCGGGGCCGGTGCTGCGCGAGCTGGGTAGTCTGGACAGCGGCGCGGGCCTCACCCAAGCCACCCTGAAAGCGGTCATTGACGAGTCGGACGATCCGCTCACCAAACAGTACCTCGGGCAGAAGCTGGCCGAGATGCAAATTCGGGCCATCCACCAACGCTAAGGAGTAGAGAAATGCCTCAACTGATTTCCAACCTATCGGAACTGACCAGCGAGGCGGTGGCGGCTTTCCGCAAGGCGATTGCCCAGCCGCAGCCCGCCGACAAGCTGGCAAAGTCGATCACCCAGGCTACTGGCCTGACGGCCTACGATTTGCAGGCCCCCGCCAAGCAGCTCTTCCCGGTGCTGACGCCGATCCGCAACAAAATCCCGCGCGTCTCCGGGCGCGGCGGCACCGCCACCAACTGGAAGGCTGTCACCGCCATCAACACCGCCTCGCTGCGCGGTTTCGTCCCCGAAGGCACTCGCAACGGACGTGTGGCGACTTCGGTGGTCGAGCGCAACGCCTCGTACAAGACCTACGGCCTGGAAGACAGCGTAACCTTCGAAGCCGAGCGCGCCGGCCAGGGCTTTGAGGACATCAAGGCCACCACTGCCCAGCGCCTGCTGTGGGCGACCATGATCGAGGAGGAGCTGCAAGACCTAGGCGGCAATGCTGGCCTGGCGCTCGGTACGCCCACCGCCCCCACCGTGACCGCGGTCAACGGCGGTGGGACGATTGCTGACGGAACCTACAACGTGATCGTGGTGGCACTCTCGCTCTTCGGCTTCCTGGCCAGTTCGCTGCCCACTGGGATCGTGGGTGCTGTGTCGGTGTCTACGGCCACCGGCAACGCCTTCAGCTACGGCGGCGGTTCGTCCAACAAATCCAGCGCCACCTCGACCGGCGAACTCGCCAACGGCGGCGATTTGATCCTGCGAGCCTCTACCCCGGTCGTGCGCGGCGCAGTGGCCTACGCCTGGTTCGTCGGAGCGGCGGGAAGTGAGCTGCTCCAAGCCATCACCACCATCAACAGCGTCGAGCTGAAGAGCCTGGTGACGACGGGCCGCCAGAACGCCAGCGCCATCACCGCCGACAACTCGCGCCACACCTACGGCTACGACGGCATCCTGTATCAGGCGTGGGCCGACGGCTCGAATGCCTACATCCACAGTCTGGCCACCGGTACGGCCGGCGCGGGGACGCCGCTCTCGACCGACAACGCCGGGGGCATCGTCGAGATCGACGCCATGCTCGAGGCGATGTGGAGCGGCTACAAGCTCTCGCCGACCACGATCTACGTCAACGCCCAGGAAGCCAAGAACATCACCAAGCTGCTCTTGGGCGGGTCGGGCGTCAACTACAACCTGAATATGGCCCCCGGCTCCGAGTTCACCGCCGGGGCGATTGTGGCCCGCTATCTCAACAAGTTCTCGATGGGCGGCGGTCAGGTTATCCCGATCCAGATTCACCCCTACCTGCCCGCTGGGACGCTGACGGCGCTTACCGAGCAGCTCCCTTACCCCGTGACCAACATCCCGAACGTGATGGAGAAGATCCTGCGTCAGGACTACTACCAGATCGAGTGGCCGCTGCGTGAGCGCGCCTACGAAACCGGCGTCTACGCCGACGGCGTGCTGGCCCACTACTTCCCGCCCTCGATTGGGATCATCTCCAACATCGGCGGTTAGGAAACCGCTCGGGTAGGACTGCGAGCCGGGTGGCTTGGGGATGCCTCTCTGAGCCGCCCGGCCTCCAAGGAGGCTGAGATGGCAAAGGCAAAAACGAAACTTGATCCGAACCTGCGGCGCTTCGCCGCACCCGGCTTGAGCGTGATCTGTCACGGTCAGGAATGTTACCCGGTGGACGCCCGCGGCGAGATCGATCTACCGCGCGGCGCGACCTGGTACGCCGACTTGGTGGCCGCCGGGGAGCTGGTCCCCGTCGAGGACAACCCGGACGACTCCGAGGCTTAGGGGTGGACTACACCACCCTGGCGCTTGTCAAGGCAGCCATTGGGGCGAGCGAGACGAGCGAAGACGAGACCCTGGCCCGCCTCATCACAGCGGCCAGCCGCGCCGTAGATCGCTTCTGCGCCGCGCCCGATGACTACTTCCAGCGCGCCGAAGTGCGCGCCGAAGTCGGGCGCGCCCTGGTGGACTCTGCCGGGCGACTGCGCTTCTGGCCGCGCAAACCCCAAGTGTGGGCGGTGAGCGCCCTGGCCTACCGGGGCTACCCGGCGCAGGGCTGGATCGGTCTGGATACCGGGCTGATAACCTGGCGCCGCTGCGAAGTGACCGCTTGGGTGGGGATAAGCGGACGTGAGCCGCTCGAAGTCCGCTGCGACTACGACGGCGGCCTGGCGACGGATGTGACCGGCCTGCCCGCCGATTTGGTGGAGGCGGTCACGGTGCTGGCGGCGCGCTGGTACAACGAGAGCAAGGCTGGGCTGAGCGACGTGATCGGCGTCTCCGAGCTGGGGACGGTCTTCTTCTCGAAGGCGCTGCCCCAGCGGGTGGTCAAGCTCTTGGAGCCATATCAGCGAAGTGTGCCATGCTGACGGTGGGGGCGCTGAAGGAACGCCTGGCGCAGATCGGGCGCACGGTGGTCGGGGTCAAGCGCGCCTATGCCTATGCCCCCAAGAGCCTGGCCGGGAGCGACTTACCGGCGCTGCTGGTGTTCACCGGCCCAGGCGGAGGCCAACTGGCCGCGTCCGACACCTACCTGGACGAGCGCGGCTACCTGCTGCGCCTGATCGTGCGCCCGGTACAGAGCGGGGTGGACGGCGAGGCCGAGCGGGCCTGCGAGCCGTTCTTCGAGCCGTTCCGCACCGCGCTGCTATCCCACGCTGGGCTGGGGTTGGGGCTGCCGGACGCCGGGCCGCTGCCGGGGGTGCTGGGGGTGCGTTATGACGGCGACAGCGGCACAGCCGTTTTCGTCTACGCCGGGCAGGAATACGTCGGGATCGAGTTTCGGGTGAGCGTGACGCAGATGGTGGAGGTGAACTATGCCGCGTACGAGTGAACAGGTGGCCTGCCCAGTGGCGGGCTGCAAGCGTAAACTGACTTGGGAGGCGGGGACAGCGGGCAAGCTGGTGGCGCGCTGCACCTGCGACCAACATCCGGGGCGGGCGGTGATCGAGACCGATGCGCCGCAGCCAGAGCCAAAGAAGATGCAAGAGGTGAAGCATGAACACGATGGGTAATCAATTGGCGGTGGGGCTGCGCTACGGCGTAGCCTTCGCCTTGAACGCGGCCGGCCGTCCGGCGGCGACCGGGGCGACGGCCTATACCGGGGTGGAGTTCGTCGGGGCTAAGGCGTTCACCCTGAACGTGCCGGAGCCGCGGCGCATCGCCCATGTGGGCGACGACCGGGTGCTGGCGGTGGACTATCTGCCGCCGACCGAGCCGGTGACGGGCGAAATCCGCACCGCCCGCGGCAGCCTGGAACTGGACGCCCTCCTGTCAGGGGCTAAGGTGGGGGCGCTCGGCGAGGCCAGCTATCTGGCGCGAGCCAGCGACCGCCAGGGCAGCGAGCCGCAGGTGGGGCTGCTGCTCTACCAGCAGTCGCTGGAGGCCGCCTCGCGCCTGCGCCGCTGGCGCGTGATCGTGATCCCGGCCACCCGCTGCATCCCGATGCCCGCGGGGATGGAGGAGGCCGCCGCCGAGTTTCGCTACAGCCTGGCGCCCAGCCCGAGCCAGACCCACTTGTGGGGCGCGCCGCTCTCGCTGGCGACTGACGGGGCCACCGAAGCGGCCTATCTGGAGCTGATGACCGAGGGTAAGCCCAAGCTGGTGGCCTTCAAGGCCGATGGGACGGCGGTGCTGTTCAGCTTCCCGACCGGCGCGCCGGCGCTGGATGTAGGCAAGATCACCGTCTGGAAGAACGGGACGGTCGTCTCCGCCGGCGTCACCAAGGCCGTCACTGGCCTGACCTTCGCCACCGCCCCGACCAGCGGCGACGAGATCGTGGCCTTCTACGAGACGGCCTAATGGACGAGCAGACGCTGCGCTATGACGATGGGCGGGTGCAGGCCGAGATCACGGTGGCACAGGCGACAGTGCTGCGCGGGATGCAGCGCACCCGCCTGATGGCCGAGGGGCAGGAGGCGCTGCGGGCCGCCGCGGCCGAAGACGAGACGCCGCCCGACCTGGATCGGCTGATCCTGCGCGCCTACACCTACCCCGACCTGCTGGCTGGCTCGGCAGTCGGGCAGATCAGGCTGGCGGGTGAGGCGCTCGCTTGGCCGCCGGACTTCGAGGCGTATCTGGCGCTCCCGGCAGACCTCGGCGCGGCGTGGGAGCAGGCGGTCTACGCCGCCAATCCCGGTTGGCTGCCGGAGCCGCCCGAAAAAAAAGCCCCGATGCCCTCTACGGACGCCTAGCCGAGTTCTGCGGCGACGACAGCAGCGATGACCTACCTCAAGAGGTGGCGCTCAATGATCTGGAGGCAGCCTGGCCGGTGTGGACGCAGTGGGTGGCTACTGAGCGCCGCTTTCTGCCCTGCGCCGGTGGGCTGCTCGATCAACCGGCGGGGCTGATGGCCGACCTGTTCACCTTGGATTGGCTGTATCGCAAGGTGCAGGCGCAGCGGGCGCGGACGACCACGCCTTGACCACGCCCACGCTCACGCCCAGCACCCACAGCGGCAAGAGGCACAGCGAACTGAGACATAGACCGTCCGGCATCGTCTGGGGCGAGCAGGCGAACCACAAGAGCGTCACGAGCTGCACCAGTCCGAACAGCAGAAGAACAGTTTCCATGCAGCAATTATAGGCGGGCTTTGAGGGCAAAGCAATATGGCTGACGAACGAGTTTTACGGGCGATTTTACGCTTCGGGCTGGATAAACAGTCGGCTGAACAGGTGAAAAAGGGAACGCTGGGGATCAAGGATGCCCTGGTCAAGGTGCAGCAGCAGGCCAAGGCGACCCAGGACGAGATGAACCGCGTGCGGGAAAAGGCGGAGCGTCTCGGCAGCGTCAGCATGAGCATGGCCGGGGTGGGTGGGGCGATCGTCGGCTCTTTGGCGCTGGCGGCCAGTAAGTATGTTGCCTCCGCCGGACAAGCCGAGAGCAGCTCGCGCCGCTGGCTGGCCGCCACCAAGGACTTAGAGAGCGCCCAGATTAGGGTCGGGCGGGTGGCGGCGGAAGCGATCCTCCCGGCGCTGGAGACCGCCGCCGAAGTAGCCGAGAAAGCCTCCAAGTTCGTCGAGGATCACCCCGACCTAGTAGCCAACGCCCTGAAAATTGGGACGGTGGTGGCGGGCTTGGGCGCGGTGGGCCTAGCGGTCAGCCGCGGCATCCGCTTGGTGGCCGACGTCAAAAGCGTGGCCGCGGCGGCGACCGAAATGATCGCGGCCAAGCTGATGAATTCGGCCGCGGACAAGAACCTTGCCGCGGCGGGTATCATGGGTAAGAGCGGGCTGCTGGGCGCGGTGGGAGGGCTGCTCGGTAAGTCCTTGATCCCTGGCGCGGCGCGCGCGGTCGGGACGACCATGGCGGCGCGCTTCGCGATGGCCTCGGGGACGACCGCCGCGACCGCGTTCGGCGTGCCGCTGACGGCGGCGGGCGGCGTGACCGGCGCTTCGCTGGCCGCCGCGCTCACCGGGGGCACGCTCTTGGGCGGGATCGGGCTGGGGCTGGGCGGGAACGAACTCCTGGCACGCTCGCAGTGGGGCCAACAGCACGGAATACAAACCACCGGCAAATGGGCCACGGTGGGGGCCTATGGCCTCGGTAAGCTCTTCGGCGGTGAGGAGCAGGGGCTGCGCTGGGCCGAGCAGGTGGCCCGCGCCCTAGGAGAGATCAAAGACCGCGCCGAGGGCGCGGCTCCGGCGCTGGATGAGTTTGCCGACAAACTGAAAAACTCCGCCAACCACGACAGCGCGGTGCAGGCGTATGCTCAGTATCAGTCCGACATGGCCCACCTGGACGAGCAGCACGAGGCCGAGCGGCGCGACATCTTAGATCGCTACGGTCGCCAGCGCGCCGAGCTGGAGCGCCAGTTCGAGGCCGAACGCACCCGCCTGGTGGCCGATGGTCTAGCGCGCCTGGCGCAGATGGACGCCCAGTACCAGCAGGACAGCGCCCGCCGCGCCCAGGAGTACGCCCAGACGCAAGCCCAGGCCGAGACCGATTACCGCGCTCGCCGGGCCGATCTCGCCAAGGGGCTGGCGCGTGAGCTGAAGCAGATGGCGCACGACTACGAGCGCCAGCGTCAGGAGCTGGCCCGCTCGCACGCCGAACGCATGGAGGATTTGACCGCCAGCCGCGACGCCCTGGGGTTGGCGCGTGAGGCGCGGCGCTACCAACAGGAGCAGCAGCAGGCCGCCCAGGACTACGCTGATCAGCGTCAGCAGGCGCGCGAGGCGCAGCAGCAGCAGCTCGCCGATCTGGCCGCCGATTATGCCGCCCAGCGCCAGGCGGCGCAGGCGCAGTACCAGCAGGCGCAGGCCGACGCCCAAGCACAGTACGAGGACGAGCGCCAGGCGGCGCAGGACGCCCAAGCCCAGGCGCTGGCCGACCTGGAACAGTCGCACCGCGACGCCAAGCAGGAGAACAGCCGCGCCCAGGCCGATGCCCTCACCCAGTTGGAGCAGCACTATCGCGCCGAACACACGGCGCGCCAGCAGGCGTTCGAGGATCAGCTCCACCAGTTAGGCCTCTACAACGACCGTCAGCTAGAGAAATATCAGGCTTTCTATACCCAGATGGAGCAGGGGCTGGTCAACTTTATGAACCAGGTCGGCAGCTACACTCCTGGTTGGGCGCCGCTCACGGCCCAGGGCTTCGGCAATACCCCGACGGGCGGAGCGGCGAGTGGGGGACGCGCCAGCGGCGGGTACGCCGGATACGGGCGCTATTGGCTGGGCGAAGAGGGGCGCGAGTTCGTGCTGTCTGCCGAGTCGACGCGGGCCGCCGAGCGCGCCGTGGGCGGGCTGACCCAGGAGCGCATCCTGGCCGGATTGGGCGGCGGGCGCGGCCCGGTGGTGCAGGTGTATCAAACCAACTGGCGCTTCGCGGGGGCACTCACCGAAAGCGAGCGTGAGGGCTATCGCCGCATGGCTGCCGAGGCTGCTGAAACCAGTATCCTGGCGGTATTCCCGGCGAGGTAGGGCTTCATGGCGCAGTACGGTTATCAGATCGGTTTGACCCTAGAAAACCTGATGAATGTCGAGGACATGACGCCGCCCATCCCCGCGCCGCGCTCGGTATATCAGGCGTATCGCAGCCGGGTGGAGCTGGGCAGCGGCGGGGTGCGCGGGCTAGGCTTACCGAGCGTGACCTGGCACTGGGGTTTCCTGACCCTGGCCCAGAAAACGGCTTTGGGCGCATTTTGTGGCGCGTTGGCCGTGAGCCAGAAGGTCTACATCCGCACGCTTGAAGCGGGTTTGGCGAGTGAAACCTATGCCACGTTCGAGGCGACCCTAGTCTGGCCGGAGCAGGAAGAACGGGCCGCCGCCGGCCGCCGCCTTGAGTTCACGTTGGAATTCATTCACCTGAGGCGGATTTACCCATGATGGGCCGTGTTCTACCTGCGACTAGCAGTGACCTTGACCAGATTCGATCAAACGGCCAGTGGGCGCAGCTGCGCCTGTCCATCCACCAGCCCCAGATCGTGCTGCAAGCCCAGGTTTCTGGCGCGCCCAGCAGCCCGGACGGGGTGGCCCAGATCGGATTTAGCGCCATCAGCGCGGGCGATCCGGCGAACGTCCTGCCAGGGATGACTGTCTGGGTTGGGAGCGCGGCGGGGGATTACGACCTGGGAATGTGTCGGGTGCGCAAGGCCCCGGCGGGTGGGGTGCTGCCCATCGGCGAAACCTCGGAGATCGCCTGGGCCAACGGGCAGCACCTGACCGTGATTGACGAAATTGGGCTGTGGCCCAGGCATCTGCGCGCCAGCGGTGACAAGAATTTCTGGGTGGACTATGACGAGAGTTACACCGACCAGCACCTGCACCCGTCGCCGGTGGTATGCATGGGGCCGCACCTGGTAGCCGAGCTGCCTAATGATCCTTATCTGGTGAGCGTCCAGCTCTCGGCGGCGCTGTCCTGGTGTTTGGAGGGCGGGATCGCGGCCTACGCCTGGAGCGCGGCGGACGCCGCGAGTATCACTGGGGCGGCCACCCCCGAGGCGACGATCACCTTCGACACGCCTGGCGCGCATCGGGTCGCCTGCACCGTCACCGGCACGAACGGCAAAACCGCCACCGGCTATCGCTATGTGTTGGTGTATGACAGTCGCATCCATGCCCACACCGAGATCATCCTAGAGAGTTGCCAGGGGTCCCTAGAAACAGGTGGGTGGAGCTTTTCGGTCAAGGTTTATGATTGGGCGTCTCGTTTCCTCATCCGAGATCGCGCCCTGTGTATCCTGTATGCCGACGAGCCGGATGGCTGGCCGTCGCTTCCAGGCGGCTGGGGGCCGAAGCTGATCGCGGTAGGTTGGATCGCCGGGGAAACTATCGAATGGGACGCGGCGGGCGATTCGGTGGTGCATTTCTCTGTCCAGGGGCCGCACTGGTGGTTGAACCAGATTGAGGCGTTCCCGTGTGGATTCGAGGACACCGATCACGCCGATCATGGCGGCGGCGCGCCGGATAACTGGATCGAGTTCCAGGACTTGCGCGTCGATCAAGCTCTCTGGCACTTATTGCACTATCGCTCGACCGCGACCGCCTGCATGGATGTTCTGCTGACCGGCGACTCCCGCCAGGCCGCCGCCCTGGAAGCGCCGCTCGGTTCCTTGTGGGCGCAGATCATCCAGATCGCGGAGAAGTCGATCCTAGCGCGGCCGTGCTGTGACCGGCTGGGACGCTTGACGGTCGAGATCGACGCCCAGGCCCTGACCTTGGATCAGCGCGCCACGGTGACCAATGTCATGGAGATCACCCCGGCGGACTGGATGGAGGTCTTGGAGGTGGAGCGCCAGCCGGTCGGAGCCTGCGGGCTGGTGGAACTGCTGGGGGTGCGCTATAGCAACGGCGCGGCCGCGCCATTCGGGGCGCGCTCGCCCGGCTCGGTATTCCGGCATTTCGGCGCGCCCGAGCGGATAGAAGGTTTGGTGCTTTCCGGCCAGGCCCAGGCGCTTGAGCTGGCGGGGCTGCTGGCGGGATGGAGGAATAACGAATTTCCGAGCGTCAGCTTGCGGCTTGCGGCCAACAATCGCCTGATTGACATTGCGCCGCGCCAGAGTGTGACCCTGGCGCTGGGGCCGGGCGATACGATCCGGGGCATTGACCTGTCCGGGCGACGCTTGTTTCCGCGCGAGTTGAGCTTTCACTATGACACAAAACTAGGGGCGCTGTTGGTCGAAGGGACGTTCGAGCCAGAAGCCTACCCGCTCCATGCGGTCGTAATGAGCTTCCCTGGATCGCCGGGCGGGACTGAACCCGTACCCGCGCCGCCGGTCGAGCCACCCCCCCCACCGCCGCCAGACGAACCCGACCCGCCCGCCCAGCCGGGCAGCCTCAACGTCCTGGGGGCCACCTCGGGCGGTGTGTACCATACACTCAACCTAGACCAGCCCGCGCCGACCTGGGTGAAGAAGGGGTAAGCCATGATTACCGGAACCGTCATCGACGCGCACCATGCAGGCGAACATTTTGTCGTCGCCGCGACCAAGACGACGATCTGGACGACCGCCAATTTCCAGAACGAGACGCCGACCTGGACGCAGGGTTACGACATCCTGGCGGATACGGGCTTCGACCATCCGAGCCGTGAGATTTTACGGGTGCTGTGCGCGCCGAGCATCCCTGGCCGGATTTACGCCCTGGCGACCGAACGGGCGGGAGAAGCGGACGGCTGGACGTGGCTTATCAAAAGCTCGGACGGCGGCGCGACCTGGACAAAGAAGCTGGTCGGGTTGGAGTTTGGGGTGTATTCGCCGTATTCGGTCGAGACGTTTCATTACTTTCTCGATATTCCAGGCGCGCCGGGTAAGACGTACGGCTTTGGCTGGTCGCAGGTACATCAGCCGATGGAGGGGGCGGTTATTTTTGCGCTCGCGCATAGTACAACGCATGGATGGTGCAATGGCCCGCACCATATACTCTACCCGCCGCCAGACGGGATTCTGGACTACTCGGACAATTATGGTTATTTAGATGATGGCATGAACCGGCCCGGCGAACCCACCGAGAGTCAGTTTCTTAATGGAGCGCATCAAGTCCAGCCTCATCCCAATCACGAGTTTTCGGTTTTTTTCAACACATACCGTCCATTAAGCGAGGAAGTTTTGTCTCCGCATGTGGATGACTATTTGGGTGCGGGCAATTGGCGGCGCGATGCTGATACGTATATAAAACCGCTAGAACCTGGAGTTACAGATTTGGTTGGTGCTGGGTATGGTGGGGGCGGTTATCCTCACGACGTGGATTCATTCAGTGTACGTTCATCCCTGACCGTTTTCTGGTACTCCCCCGAGCCGGTATTCTGCGGGGGCCGCGCCTTTGATGTTGGGAAAACAAACGGTAATAAGGTCTATGTCGGGGGCAAAGAGAAAATCTATCGCACGGTGGACGGTGGCGAAACCTTTGAAGCCTACATCGAAACCCTCGGAGCCGTGGACATTGAGTGTCACAAGGCCCAGACTGGCGACGATAACCTGACCCTGTTCGGGACGGACGGGGCGCTGTACCGCACCTGGGGGAGTAATCTCGGGACGCCCATGCTGTATGGCGATAAGGGCGATCTTACCCCCCTGCGGATTGCGTCCGACCCGGATCAGTCTTTCCCGGTCTTTGTCTTAGAGTCCAAGGGGGGGAGCCTCTTTGATCTGCGCTGGAGTCTGGCGGGCGCGGCCACCGGCTGGGCGACCTTGGCCTTCGACCTACCCGCCGCCGGGAGCCTGAACCTGATCCGCGCCCTGGGGGGCGGGTTGCGGGTGCTGTATAAAACCGGTAGTGGCGTGTACGCCTCGGAGGATGCCGGAGTCACCCAGACGCTTAAGAACGGAGACCTGCCCGGCGCGGGGGGCGTCTGTCGGGTGTTGCAGTTGCGCGAGGGCGGCCTGTGAAAGCGCGCACTCGCCGCCAGGTCAAGCAGTACCTTGCGCAGTTCCGGGGCGAAGCGCGCTACCAGGAGGCCGTGCTGGGGGATGGCACGGGCAAAGTTTCGGCAGGGATTGCCAATCACTGCTACGCCCGGATTCGGGGCGTGCCGCTGGTGGTCTATAACGACCGGACGGGATACATCAATAATCTGCCGGTGGTGGTGGGCTATGACGATCTTGAGCCTAGCCTGCTCCAAGTGCTGACCGTCAAGCATTACGCCGGGGTCACTTATCCGGGAAACTTCTCCCTCGCGCCGCACCACGAGACGCATGAGTTTCTCAATCCGAGCGGCGGGCAAGACCCGATCTATTTCGGGGCGCGCCAATACCTGCCTTTGCGGGTAGGGCATGAAGGCATGGCGATCACTGTCCAGGCGGGGTACGTGCAACTGCCGAACGGGTGGCGCATGGTACAGCGCAAGGAGCCGGTCGATCTGACGCCCTACCGGCCAACGACGGGGGCACGTTGGGCGGTGATCGGGTTGACCCTGGCCGGGGAGATTGCCGTAACCGAAGGGGCGGTGATGACCAGCGTCCTGAACCTGCGGGCGACGGACATCCCGCCGCTGCCGGAAGGACACTACGGCCTGGCGGCAATTCGGCTGTACGCCGGACAAACTCGGATCGTCGAAACCGTCTATGGGTCGGACGTGATTGATCTGCGCGACGCGGTGGACTTTTCGAGCGGGGCCGGGCCGGGCGGCGATATGCGCCGCAGTGTGTATGACCAGGATGATGATGGAGTGGTGGACGCGGCGCAGACCGTGGCCTGGAGCGGGATCACCGGACGGCCCTTGTTGTATTTCAGTGGCACACTTTCGGCCCCGCCGACCAGCGCCGAAGTGACCGCGCTAGCCGGAGCCGCCAGTGGGCGCGAGGCGGGGTACAGCGTCCTCCTGCGGGCGTCGGGGTCGGCGCGCGGCTATCTGGCGGTTTCTGACGGCGCGGCCTGGTGGTTGACGCCGCTCCTCAAGGCGAGGTGATGGGATGAACGAGGAACATCTAAGCAAGATCGTGCAACTGCGCGGCACAAAAGCGCAGATCGCCGCCATGACCGCCGCCGTGACCGAGGCCGCCTGGGGGTATGCCGAGGATACTGGCGAGCTGGGGCTGTTGACCGGCGGGGTGTGGACTTGGGTAGAAGGGAGCAAGGGGATTCTTTCCCTGTTGGACGCGCCCGGCGATCTCTTGGTAGCGAGCGCGCCGGACACCTTGGCGCGGCTTCCGGTAGGGGCGGCGGGCCAGGTGCTGGCCGTGGACGCTGGCGCGGCCAACGGTTTGAAATGGGTTGATCTGGACGCGGGGACAAACATATTTTACGCAGGCCGAATCTTGCAGAAGCTGACGGTCGGGGTCGGCGGCGTGGCGAGCCTTGAGATCACCGACATTCCTGCGGGCCTAGACGCGCTTGAGATCATTGTCGAGGGACTTACTACACACACCGTCAATGAAGATTGGCTTCTGATGGCTTTCAATGGGGATCTAAGTACCGCCAATTACCGCGATACCCAAACTGCATTTGGGGCATGGACGCTCAATAAAGCCGATTCTAACCGCTACCTGGCGGAGTTCGCCACAACCAAAACCATTGGCTCTAGCGCAGTTTTGCACACAGTGATTGACAATCCATCTGGATCGCAACAGAAAGTAGCTAACACACGAAGTTACTTTTTGAAGGATGGAACGAACTTCATGTCCACCCAGATTAGCACCTTTTTATGGCGACAGACTGCTGCCATCACAACAATCAGCATCAAGCCTGCGTCTAATGCGCTCTTCGCCGCCGGTACGAAGCTCACGGTCATTGGCTATGCCAATCGCACGATTGTGGCCCCAACCGGCAGCGGCACAGATCGCCAGATCGCGATGTGGGATGGGACGGACAACATCGTAGCCACCGGCGCAACGATTGACGCCAAAGGCGATCTGCTGGTGGGCGCAGCCGCCGACACGCTGGCGCGCCTGCCGGTGGGGACGACAGGCCAAGTGCTGACGCCCAACCCGGCGGCGGCTGGCGGTGTGGCGTGGGTCGATCCGGCGCTGACAGGGGCGGGGGTGGCGGGGCAGGTCGGGGTGTGGAGCGGGACGAGCAACATCGCGGGAAGCAATATGCTGACGTGGGACGGGGCGGTACTGAGTGCGTATAAGTCCGTTAAGCCCGGCGCAGAACTGCACCTCGGATCGTTTGAGGCGGTACCTGGAAGTGCGACACAGGATGCTGGGGCTTGGATCAACGCCCCTGGTTGGACAGAGGTCGCGTTCACCGGAGGAGCTAGATACACGCGATACGCCTCGGGCAATATTTATTTCACCCCATCAATTACGGTCTACAGCGGTGTCTACACAACCAGCGGCAACCTGGTCCTGCATGGACGCTCTGATGCCACCGCCGGTGTCGAGAGTACGCTCATGCCAATCTTGACATGCTTTGGAGCTACGGGACGCGTGAGCATTGGCCCGAACCGACTTAATTCTCCTGGGGCGCGGTTGGGTGTGCGCGGCGATGACATCAATCCAATCCAAGAGTGGCTGAAAAGCGACGGAACAATGGTCGCAAAAATTGGGGCAACCGGGGCATTGGGCCTGCGTAAGACGACGGATGTCCCCGCCCTTGACGCCAACCTCGCCCAAATCTGGTTTGACGATACGACCAGCACGCTCAAACTCAAGCTGCCTAACAGCAACACCATCAAGACGATCACCATGACTTAGGAGGACTATGACCGTAATCCATCGCGACGATGGCAAATGGGTGCTGGTGTATGGCCCAACAGCTAATGATGAGATGATTTTCAATTCAGAGACGGAGGCTAGAATGGCTGAACAAAAACAACGATTCGCCCAAGAAGTACGCAATGTCGCAACCCAGATGACCGCGCTCATCGACAAGTGCGAAATGATCGATGGCGTCTGGAACGCACGGCTCTATGGCCCTGGTGGGGCCAATCAGTTGACCGACGCCGAAGTCGCCCCTCTGGGGATGACCGCGGATCAGGCTTATGGCTTTGTGATTTTATGCAGTGGCTTGCTGGCGTGGTTCGACGCCGGGCGCAAGGCGACGATCAATAACCTGCGGACGGACGTATGAGCGACCAGATCCCCCCCGAACTCCTGGCCCGCTATCAAGCCGAGCAGGAGCGTCAAGCGCGCGTCGCCGCGGCCCAAGCGGAGCTGCAAGAACTTCTCTCTCGGCATGGCTGTCGGCTTGAGCCGCGGCTGATGATGAGCAACGCGGGGTATCGGTTGGATGTGGCGATTGTGGCGCTAGATGACGCCCGCTAGATAATTTCCGCCCTCTTCGAAGCCCAGCGCCCTCCCCGAGACAGAGACAGGGGAGGGCGCTTTGTGTTCCTCAATTCCCGATTGCCCCTTGACAAATTATACCACTAGATGTACAATATAGAAAGTTGAGGGGGCAGGACTTTGACAAGAAAGGAGGTTCGAAAATATGAAAGGGAATGAGCTGCGAAACAAAGTGGCGCTCGGCTTTTCGGTCTTTCTGCTTCTCTGGCCGGCCTGCTGCCTAATCGCTTACGCAATCGGGCTAATCAAATAGCCCAACGGAGACCCTCCGGCAAGAGGGTCTCCCTCACTCCCTTTCTTATTCAAGTATACATGAAAACACACTGGTTCACACGTCTAACCCGCTTCATCGGCGCGCCAATTGCCTACCTGCACGA